GCGGGGAGCCGGTCGATTGCCGAGCAGATCCGGGCGACGGTTGCCTCGGTGCCGCCGCCTTCGCCTTTGCCCATCTGCCAATCGGAGCACGCGACGACAAGCGCCCGATCACCGACAGCAGGGGGCGGTTTGTACGCCTTGCGTTTCTCGACCAGACGACACAGGTAGTCGACGTCGGCGTGATCTTCGCCGGCATCGGTGCGGGCACGGATCGTGGCCCGGTAGTAGCGGAGCCGTTTGATTTCACCGCCACCGACGTTCGCATCCCATCCGCGCACCTGCACGGACCCGGCGACGATCTCCGTGGTCTCCGGGTCGAGTTGCCAGTCGGCGAGCAGTGCGGCCCACACCAGCGCCGAAGGTGGTTCTGTGAGCGGACCGGTCGTGACCGCACCGCTTGAGCCGTCCCACGCGATGCCCGGTTCCCACCCTTTCGGGTGCCGGGTTGGCGGGCCGAACGCCTTAGACTCGTCGGCCATGACGGCGTCGAGGTTCACAAAGTCAGACATTTGCAATCCCGGCGCCGGTGCCGTTCGATCGACGATTTGGCGATGTCGTAGCCGGCGGTTTGGAGGGTGCGGGCGATAACCGAAGCGGACACGCTGTTGCCCAACTGGTCAAGGAACCATTCCGCGTGAACGGGAGGCATAGCCCGAAGGATGCGCGTGACAGTGCATTTGCCGCCCGGTGTCGACGCCAATACCTCTCCCGCGAGGATCAGGTCAAGGTTGGCAAGCTCAGCGTCGGCCGCTTCGGGTGCCGACTGGTCAGCGAACGGCACCCGGTCAGCGATCCTCGTTCGGCACGGCGAACACGCCGAGGGCGACAGCGACAACGGTTGCGAGACCAACCCACTCTGCGGAAGTGATGACCTCGGGGACGGACACCAGCACAGCCGACACCCAACCGATGATCCCTGTGGCGAGGGCGGTAACGGTTTTGCGGTACGGCGAGAAGTCAAAGACGGGCATGGTCAGGGTCCTTCGTGTAGGCGGTGGGATTCGAGGGCGGTGAGGCGGCGGCCGTGCTCAACAACGGAACCGTCGATGCGTTCCACCGCCAGGTCGACGCGACGTAGAACGTCTTTCACGGATGCCCCGTGATTGAACGACAGCTCGTAGTCGACGCGTCCCATGCGGGCGGGTATGGACTGGTCGACCTCGCCGGGTTTCGGTGCTGCGAAGTGTGGTTCTACGTTCACATCGAATTTGTCAAGGGATCGCCCGGCCCGGCGGGCGAACCGCCAAGCGGCGACGAACGCCACCGGGATCGACGTCAAACACACCGTTACGAACGCCACGAACAGTGGCTCGGAGAAGATCCCCTCGGAAGCCACCGGTCATAACCTGCGGACGAGGTCGAGGATTGTGGGCACGGTCACGACACAAGCCGCTTCGCGAGCTCGGCGGCGACAGCCTTAGCAATGTCGGCGGGGACAGCGGCGGCGACCTGTGCGGGTGAGAGGCCGGCGAGACGGGCGGCGATACCGCCGACAGGGTCAGCAACCACCGTCTGAATCTGGGCGACGGCGGCACGAACCCCGCTGTCGACGATCGTTCCCGGGTTTGTCTGCGGGTTCGCCAGGTAGGCGGTTACCCGCTTCGCCACTGCTTCGATGTCGTCGGGGGTCACAATGTCAGCTCCTGATTGGTCGGTGGTCGGTTGTCCGGCGGCAACCCAGCCGGTGAGGATGTCGCCGGGGCATGAGGTCGAGCTCACAGCACGGTGAGGTTTCACCCATCCGCCGTAACGGCGGGCGTGTTCGGCGCACACGGCGGCGATAGCGGAGAGGGCGGCGGGGGTTGGCTGTTCATCCCCGCCGATCCAGCACACGGCGTGGGATCGGCTGTTCCAACCTTCGGTGTGCCCACCGGCGACACCCCACCCGCGCCCTTCGTAGATGCGGCCTGACTGGCCGACCATCCACGAATAGGCGATGTCCTGCCAACCCTTCGTGCCCATGTGGAACGCCTGCACCGAACGGCAGATAGCCGCCTCATCCGGACCGGTGGCGGTGACCGTGTAGTGAACGAAGATGCCCTCTGACGCGCCGATCGGGGTGATACCCGTGGGGGCGCGTGCGCCCCAATCGTCACGCATCACATAGATCACAAGGTGTCTCCGATGTTCGCCGGCGGGTAGGTCATGACCGAAGAATTCCAGGTCGTTGCGCGATCATGGACCGTTCGAGGAATCCGAGGTCGATGCGCGCACCAGGGCTCTCCCACTCAACCCACGGCGTCAGATCGGTGACGATTCCCTCGGAGCGGCCCTCGACGAGATAGACGCCCATCCCAGCCTCGAGAGGCATCGTGATCGCCATGCATCTGACATAGACAGGGTTGGCGATCGTGCCCCGCCACTCGACCCGTTGTGTCAGGTCGATGATGCCTTGTTGCTGGTCCCAGCATCCGACGGATTGGCCGACGCCGATGGTCGCCATGATCGCGAACAGTGGTGTCGTGGCGGTCATTTTGCGGCGTGACTGGTCGTCTCGTTCGACGATGGACTGCGCGACCCTGGTTGCGGCATCGGAGGTGACGCCGGTGTCGCTCGTTCCGCGTTTGCGGACGACGGCCAGCCCGTTAAAATCGACGTACGGGTTGGCGCCGGACACGCCGACACCGCCGGCACCGGCGAACCCGAAAAGAAGACGAGAGATGTAGTCGTCGACGTCGTCGACAACGGTGAGGTCTGCGGACACCCCGGGCAGGACAGGGTCCCACCCGTCGTAGTCGGGGGTGAGTATCGCCACCGCGGTGTCATAACCAAGATTGGCTCCCGTCCCGGCGTTAAGTCGGAGCTGGTCGTCGACCTGCCACTCGATCGAGTGGTTGCCGGTTGCGACCCGATACCACGCGCACACCTGATCCCACCACGACCGGAAACTGATCTTGACGGGGTCGAACGTGAACGTCGTGGCGGGGACGATGTCGGCGACGGCGCCGAACGACAACGCCGACGGGACCGAGTTACGCATCCATGTCCAGAAGTTGAATGCCATGGGGTTGGATGTCCGCTCGGTGATTTCGCCAATGCCGGACGGGTCTCCTGCCCAAGCTGTCGCGTGGTGACCGGAAAGGCGGGTGCGGTCGTGGCGGCCGAACAGAACCCCGGTGAACACGGACCGCCCGAGGAGTGTCGTCGCGGTGACAATGGTCGGGTCGGTCCATGTGGGGGTGACGATCAGTGTCGAGAACCCTTTGGTCGCCATGTCCGCGGCGTCGGTGACGCTCTGCGGGGTGCCGTCGACGAGTTGCACGTCGAACGACCCGTTAGCCATAACCGCTTTCGTGACCGGCACCGTCAGGCCCCGACGACCCGGGCCGACTCCGCGGTCGACGCGAAATGCTGGTTTCGGAGGTTGGCACTGTTCCAAGACTGCGACGCCCAATAGGTCAACCATGTCCCGGGGAGAAACCCGAGAGCGGTCGACCACGTCGAGGCTGTGGTGTTTGAGGAAGTGACGGGCCACATCTGCAACATGCGGTTGCCGGCAGCGTCGGCGCCGATAATGTGCCCACCGCCGCCGTTGGCGAGCGCAAACGGTGTGTTGTTTGGCACCGTGATGAGCCGCCCCGGTAACCCGAGGGTGACGGTACCGCCCGTGATGTTCCACCGCATCTCAACCAACGGGCTCCCCCGTCGGAGCCGTAGATCCAAGGTCCCGAGGAGGGTGGGGGCGGCCCCCGAGATTCTCACCCGCACCTCTTCGGGGCTGTTGCGTAGAATCGTGAACGTGGTAAGAGTTTGGTCTCGGGTCGGAGAGTAGGCCGGGGACGAGTGGACTCTGCACCACACGGTCGTCAACGACTCCCACCCGCCGTCCCAACATGAGAAATCGAGGCCGTCGGGGGCATCGTCGGCGAGCCGCACGCGTACGATTCCGTTGCTGATCCCCATAGCACCAACCGGGTTCCCGGCGACAGCCTGGCGGCCAACGACCGGCACCCAATCGGCCCCCCATTTGCGCTCCACGGTCGCAGCCCCCCGATACCAATGCTCCGGGCGGCAGATCGTCCGAGCAACCTCACGGAACGGGGGGGGCGCGGTGTGAACCAGCCGGCTAATCGAACCTGTCTCGGTTACGAAATCGTGGACCCCCCCAGCGGCGACCGCCGCCGACACAACGACCCCCGTCGACTTAGGGATAGCAAACCAGGGATCGGACATTGCGGCGGTGACCGAAACCGAATTGGTCCGCAACACCGAGTCGAGGATGTGGTCGACCTGCGGGGCCGCACGATCATCGACCGCGTCGAGACTCACCGACCACCGAAAATGCTTGTTAATAATCGAATCAGGCTCAAGATCCACCGACGCTGACCGCACCCGGTAGAGCCCGTTCAGGTCCGGGTCCTCATCGAACAGCACCGGTACCACCGGTTCGTCGGCATTGTTCAACCCGGGGATCATCTGAGCGACCATGCGGGTCAGCGTCGACGTGGACCCGGCGAACCGGCCCGACACCTGGATACCGCGTGCGTCCTCCGAAACGGAGTCGGGGTTCAGCGGTGCGAGCGCCCCGCCTGCGCGACCAATGGTGATAGCCATTACACGTTTGCCCTATCGAGTTGACGGAGATGGGGGCGGGTCGCTTCGGCGATGACGCGCCCGTCGAGGATCACTTGGATGACTTCCGGGCGCGACGAACCGCCGCCGCCGGTCATCGCCGCGGTTTGCCCGGCTGGGATGATCGTCCCCGCCTTGTCAGGCCAGAAGATTTCGGGGCCGAGCTCGCCGACCAGACGAGGCCCGTCGGGGCGCCCACCCATCGCCGAGCCCGGCACCAAGAACTTGCTTATACCGGCCGACGCGCCCGGCCCGAACGTCGTGGACACGAACCCGTTGACCTCGACTCGCGTGAACAACGGAACCCGGTTGATGGCGTCGCGTAGCGAGTTGAACTTTTGGATGGCTTCGTCTGCGCCGGGGGTGGTGATAGTGGTGGACTTTCCTGGGGGGATCAGCCCGGCGTTCCACGCCACCAAACCGAGCTTCGCTGCGACCGTGTCGGCGGTGCCCTGGGTGATGAGCCCGGCGGCCACCCACTCATCCAACTTGGCGCGGGCGTCGTCGAACTTGACGGACCCGTCAGCCATCGCCGCCGACAGGGTCGCGGTCGCCGCTTCGGTATCCATCGCCGATTTCGCCGACGCTATCTGCGCCTCGTCGACCTTGACCTGAGCGGCCGCCAGCTCGTCGGCCAGCACCCGAGCACGTTCCGACGTCGGACCGCCGTTGGCGAGCGCGTCGTCGTACGCGAGCTGGGTGAGGAACAACCCGTACAACGCAGCGTCGACGTCTTTCTGGGCGTCTTTGTTGTCCTCGAAAGCCTGATAGGCACCGAACAACGGGTCCATCATTTCGCGGATCTTGCCTGTCAGCGTCTCGGCTTTGTCGGCGTGGTTCGCCGTAGCGTCGGCCGCATCCTTCTGCGCCCCGGCCAGCCCGTTAGAACCGACAGCGTCGGCCGCACCATCGGCGGCGGTCTTCTGATCCCTCAACCTGTCGACAAGCTCCTGCGCCGCTTGCTGCCGGTCTGCGTTGTCTGCCATGTCGGAAGTCGCGAAGATGTTTACCGGCCCAATGGAAAGACTCTGGGAGGTCTCCATCACCCTGTTCCAATCATCCAGAGACGCCTCGGCGGAACGGATGCGGTCATCGAGCGAACCGGACCCACCGCCCCACGCGTCGGCCGCCTTACGCGCCGCCGCCGCACCATCCAGAGCGCTCTTGGCGAGAAGGCCCAACACAAGCAGCCCGCCGGCGAACGACAACGCGTTGACCACCCCGGACACCGTGGCCATACCCGTAGCGAATACCTTTGCCGAGGTCAGCGTCTTACCGAACGATGCGCGCATCGTTATCAAGTGTCCGACCATCGAAGTCAACGCCCCACCGACAACCAAACCAATGGAGCCGTAAGCGAGCAGCGAAGACGCCAGCCCGCCCGTCTGCTCGTTCGCCGACGACAATGCCCGGCCGAACAGACCGGCCGCCTCGTATGCCTTCGTGAGAATCGGGGCGAACCCCTCACCAATAGCCGCCTTAGCGTTCTCCGCTTCGGCAGCCATCTTCCGCTGAGCGTTCGCGCCGCTGTCAGCCGTCCGAGCGAAGTCACCCTGGATCGTCGAGGTCTGAGCGAGAATCTCCGCGTAGGCGGCTTGCATCTTGACGGCAGGCGGCAGCGTCCCCGTAGCTGTCTCCACCAGGCCCATGTCGAGCGCCCGCTGCTTCAGCGTCGCCTCGTCGAGCATTACACCGTAACGGCGGATCGGTTCCGACTCGCCGCGCAACGCCGACCCGAGAGCCTCGACCGCCTGCTCGGGGGTCGTGTTCTTGAACGACGCCATATCCGACGCGAGCACCGACATCTTGATTGACATGTCGGCCGCTTCGTCAGACGCCTTCCCGGCGTTCGTGAAGAACAGGCCGAACGTGTTAGCGGCAGCAGCGGCGGCGCGTTCGGACTGGCCGATAGCAACTGCTCCCTTAGCGAACTCCTGCACCTTCCCGGCGGCGTCATCGAAGATCTGTGCGGACTGCGAAACCTCTTCGTTGAGGTTCATCGACGCTTTCGCCGCGTTGGCGAGACCGGCGACCATCAACGCCCCAGCGCCGACCATGAGCGCACCGGTGCGGGTCATCGTCGCGCCGAGCTTGTCTGCCCGGTTGTCGGCCTTGCCGATGTCGCGTTCGGCGGAGGCGCCGATCCGCTCGAACTCTCGGACCGCGCCGCTACCGTCAGCGGTAACCAGAATCGCCAATCGTTCTGTGAGGCTCACCGGTCACCACCCTTCGGAGATTGGAGGAACAGGGCAAGATCCCCGAGGCGTTGCGCCCGGGTGTCTGACGGGGTCCAACGGAACCCGATAACGAACTGTCTGAGCAGACCGGTCAGGTCTCCGAGTCCAAAGGGGCAGGGTTGACCTCCGCCTTCGAGATCGCTTCGATGATCTCATGGACCGTTGCCGGTGCAAGAACCGCGTCAGCTTCGGCGGAGGTGACACCGGTGCGGGCCACGATGCACGCGTGGAGAATCGCCCGGCAATGAGTGGCAGAGCGGAGCGGGTCGATTGTCTGCCACGTCGACCCGGTCGTCTTCTCGACCGTCAACGCCTCGTCGAGAGTGAGGTCGGATTCGGTGACCTCGAGGTCACCCCAACGGATCTCCCATTGGAAAGCGGCGGCGCCGTCAGCTACCCGGGCTTGTACCGCTTCGATGATCGCGGTGAGGTGCCCGTCTGCGTCGCCGGCGGCGATCCGCTGCGCGAGCTCTTGGCCTGTCGGTGTGTCCACGTTGCTCCTTACTTGAACCCGGCGGAGATGAGACCGCGCCGGTATGCGGACTGGTAGACCTGCGGTGCGATCCGTTGGGCGGCTTTCTTGCACCCGGGCCACACGTCGCCCTTGCCGGCCGTGCCTGGGTGGAACGCGTAGGCCCGCATGTTCGGGCCGACCGTGAGGGCCTTCTTGCCGTTCTTGACTGAGCGGAGCCCGCCGAACGACCCACGGTTAGCGCTCGTCACACCAAACGCGGCGTTGAGGTCGGCGCCAGACGAGAGCCGCCCGGCTTTACCTCGCACCTTCTTACGGGTACCCAACGCCCTAGCGGCGATGATGTGCGCGGCGGTCGGGCCGAACACCAGATGCACCGGCCCGGTAAACCTGACGAGGATCGACTGGCCTTCGTAACCGGAGGTGCCGGTGCCGGCAACAGCGAACCCCGACCGGGTGCCGCCCTTGACCTGTGAGCGTTGCTCGTAGCGGACACCCCACCGGGCGCCCGCCACCCTTGACGTGGGCGACAACCCGCCGCGCGCCGCCAACCCGATCCATGCCTCTTTGATCGCGAGGCCGGCCTGGTTAGACGCGACCTTCTCGGCGCGTGGGATCGTCGTCGCAACCCGGTGGCACTTGGCGGCGAACTGAGCGACGTTCGACGACACCTAGACGACGGTGCGGACGAGGTCGCCGGTACGCGGCCATGTGATCGAGAAGACCATCAGGTCGCCGACCTTGCCTGCCACGGGCTTGTATTGGGTGAGGAGGTACGTGCCGTCGTAGCGGGGGTTCGTCGCCGAGTTCGCCGCCGACGTGGCCTTCACCTGAATCGGGATGGCGGTACCACGGGCAGCCCACAGGGTTGCGTCGGTGAGCGACGCGGCGTAGTCCTGCTGGAAGTTGATCGTGATGGAACCGGAACGGAGCCCGCCCTGGCGGGTGACGTTGCCGGCGGAACCGAACGACGTGTTGGTCACGTCAGCGGTTTCGTCGTTGATCTCGACGGAGTCGATGAGCGCCGACAGGTTCACGGAGTTCACGGTGATGACGGGGGCGGTGAGGACGACGGTTGCCACGGTGGGCTCCTTCGGGTTGGGTTGGGGGGGTTAGGTGATCGCCACGAACGCGGCCCACTGAATCGCACCAGTGGTCCCGCCGATCGTGAAGTTGACACGCCAAAACGTGTCCGTGGTCGGACCGGCCGTGGTCCCGAACGTCGCGCCGACCGTTGAGAGGGCACCGAACGTGACGACGTTCGCCGGGGTCGGGAAACCGGTTGTGTCCGACTGAAGGATCGGGGTGATTGTCCGGTCGCCGGTCCTCGAGAAGATGTGAACCCCGAAGAACACGGCGTTCGTTGCGGCACCCGCAGCGAACTGCGTGCTATTCCCCGACGAGGTGCTCGACGTCTTCGGGACCAGAACCACGCCCTGTAGCAGCCCGGACGTTTCGGCGGCGGCCAACGTCATGTTCATCCGGTGGGCGTCACCGACCTTCAACGTGCGCGGGGTCGACGTGAGAAGCGACCGGGTCGCGTAGACACGTTCGCCGAGCACAGGGGTCAGGGTCGCCGGTAGAGCGGCGAAGGTGAGCAGGTCGACGGCGCCACGGTTCGTGAACGCCTGCCCGTCGTTGGCGACAGGGTTGTCAACAAACGACATGATCGACATGGTCGTGTCGTCGAGACCTGTGAGTAGTTCGACGTTGCCGGCCGACGCCATGTTGGTTACGTCCACCGTGGCGGACGACCAGTCGACGGACACCTCGTTAGCGGCGGCGGTCAGATCGTTGCCGCCGTACCAAATCGCGCAGTCTTTGATGATGGGCATGAGTCAAGGGCTCCTAACGGGCGTACACGGTGACAAGAAACTCTCCGCCCCAGTAGCCGAGCGCGGCGGCCTCCTCGACCCCGAGGGGGCGGAACTGGTCAACGATGAGCGTTTCGACGACACCGCCGAGGGTTGTGTCCGCTTCGATCACCGCACGCACCGACACCGACGACGCGGGGTCAACGTAGGTGTCGAGCTGCGCCGCCGCGGTTTCGGTGAGCGACTGTGCGACGAGGACCAGGACCCGGAACTGCATCTGGTTCAATGCCGACGAACCGAACGTCTGGTGGAAGTCGACGTCGGGGGTGACGACAACGGCGGCGGGGGCGACGATCTGGCCGACCTCCGTCGAGTACGGCACCAAACCGGGGATGTTGTTGAGGGCGTCACGGAGCGCGCCACGCACCTGGCTGATGGTCGCCACCTACGCGAACCCTTCGACCTTGGTGTACGGCTGGAGCATCGCTGCGACCTGGGGGATCTCGCGTACCCGGACGGCGCCGAACTCGGCGAACCCGGCGACACCGAACGGGGCTTCCCGCAACTTGAACGCCTCGGCAGCGAGGATCAGGGTCGCTTGGCGGACCGCTGATGGGATCGCCGCCCAACCCCACACGGCGGTTACCCGGACGTTGGGGCGGCCGTGGCTTGTGGTCGGGGCGGTCACCGACGACGGGAACCGCAGCGAAGTGAACGGCCACGCCTCACCGGTCGGGCCGATCTGGTTGAGCGGTTCGGTGAACCACTGAGGCCCGGTCAGGTCGGTGGTGAATGTGCCGTCGTCGCCGGCGTCGAACTCGACGAGGGTGATCGTCTGGGCGTCGTCGATCTGGCAGACCCGAGACCCGACCGCCCGGAACAGGCGGGGCGAACTCGACGCCGTGTAGAACCGGCGCCCGCAGAAAGCGTCGACGCGCCGCGACGCAGCATTCACCGCGTCGTTGATCGGGTCGATGAGCTCGGACGGCGGCGCACCGAGCCCGAGGTAAGAGAACAGGTCATCGGCGGCGATGTACCCGTTTACGACAGCGGCCACGGTCAGGACTTCCGGTGCCGCTTCACACGAGCGGGAACAGGAGCCGGTTCGGGGGTCTCGTCGACCGTTGTGGTCGTCGCGTAGTTCGCCTTAAACCGTTCGATCGTGTCGAGCTGCGCGCGAGTCGGTTCGTGGCCGGGGGCGACAAGTTGCCGACCGCGTTCGGGGGCGGTCCGCACGACTCGGCCGGTGACCTTGTCGAGCCACACGCCTTGTGTATCTGCCATGTTGGGGGCTCCCTGTTCGATTGTTGGGGGGCTCGGTGGGCGCGACCCGGAGAGGCCGCGCCCACCAAGAATGAGGACTACAAACCGATCAAGGGATGTAGTCGAAGGTCACCGAGCAGATGCCCGCCGGCTCGAACACGGCCAGACCCAGACGCGCCTCGACGAGAAGCGTCAGGATGTTGGACGTGAAGTTGCTGGCATGGGAGTCGGTCATGTACGCCGTGACCTGGTTGCGGTCGAGGACGGCGAGAGCCATCGGGTCGACGAGTACAGCGGTACCCGGCGCCACAGCGGTGGACCGAACCTGAACCAGTCCCCAAGCGGTCGTGGCCGAAGCCCCGGCGATGTTCGGTACAGCGTTCAGACCTGCCGTAGCGAAGTTCGAGAGGTCAAACAGCTCGGCGTCAGCGGGGTTCAGCACGATGATCTCGGGGACGGCTTCGTCCTGTTCCATCAACGTGATCGCCTTGCGGATCGACACCGCCGTCAGTTCCGACCCCGCCGGGGCGGTGTAGGCGTTGATCCCGGACCGGTCGAGCATCCCCGAAATGTTCGGGGCGGTGCCGTTGCCGGAAATGACCTGGAGGTCAGCGCGACGCTTCACCGAGTACCGAAGACGACCGTCGAGGTACGACATGACCTGCGGGACATCCTGCGCCGCCTGGCGGGTCAGGTTGGCCCACACGGCGACCGTACGAATGGCCTCGTCGATCACAGCGAGCGTCGGTCCGCCCTGCGGCTTAGCGCCGGCCTCTGCGACCTCCACCGCCTTGTTCGCCAGGTCGGCGAGAGGAGACTGATCCTGAACAACCTCGACGGTCCCGGTGGACACGTTGATGGAGGGAAGCAGGTCAATCAGGTAGGTGCGACGGTCGATGAAGTCGTTACCGACCCGGGCCAGCCGCTGGTTTGACTGCAGCGCCCCGGCCGACGTGGCGAGGGTCGTCACGTCGGTGACGGCACGGAAGTCCATTTCCTGGGTGACAAGCGGGGAAGTGCCGTGGGCGCCCCCGTCAAGCCACGACCGGTACTCGGCGGTGAACGTCGCCCCGAGCGAACGGGTGTCGACCAGTTCGTCGCCGTTGCGGGCGAGAGCGGTGCCGAGCAGCGAGGTGATCCCCGACTCGATCGTCTGCGAACGGGCCTCGATCTCCAGGTTGGCGGAGATGCGGCCGTCGATCGCCTTGAGCTCGTCACGCAGCTCGACGATCTGGGCGCCCTCG